GCATGAACTTCGAATCGGATATGCAGATTTACCCGATCGCCGACTCCTCCGCTATGCCGCTGGCCTTCCTGACTGACCTGCCTGCAACCAAATCGGTCGCCTCTGGTTCTGCGCTGGATCTGGCGGTTGTCATGCAGGGCGGTTCCGCGCCTTACACCTACGTGTGGAAGAAAGGCGGTACCGCTATCCCGGGCAAAACGGCCTCGACGTTCAACATCCCGTCTGTGGTATCCGGCGATGCTGGCTCTTACACCTGCGAAGTCACAGACGCCGCGGGCAAGACCATCACCTCTGGTGCGTGTGTCGTCACGGTCAGCTAACCATTCTGGCCCGGTTCGCCGGGCTTTTTTACGGCCCCATCCTGCACCTTTCTAAGGAACCGAAATGACCCAATTCTCCCTGATCCCAAACCCGACCTTTCCCGCCACTGCCAGCATTCCGCGCGCCGGTGCTGAAGACGGCAAGCTGACCTTTACCTTCCGCCATAAGACGTTCGAAGAGCTGTACGCCATGGATGAGAAGCTGCGCAAAGGTGCCGAAGGCAAAAAGTCCCTTATCGAGCCACAGGCCGACTACCTGATGGCGATCGTTGACGGCTGGGCACTGCCTGACGAGTTCAACCGCGATAACGTGATCGTTCTACTGCAGAACTACCCGCGCGCGTTCGACAACATCGGCCTGGCCTATACCAAAGAGCTGATGGGTGTACGAGAAAAAAACTGAGGCAGGTCGCCGCAGCGTTGTACACGCCCGGACCGACTCTCGCGGAGTTAGCCGCTTTTGGTTTGACGCCTGAGGATGTGGAAGAAGAGGTGGGGATCCTGCCGTCGGTATGGAAATCATTCACCATCTTCTCTGCACTGGCGACTCAATGGCGCGTTGGCGCGGGTGGGGCGACCGGCCTTGATTACAACGTTCTCCCCTGGGTGTTTGAGTTACACGGGGTTGATGATGCGGCGGCCTGCATGGCTGACCTTCAGATAATGGAAAGCGAGGCTCTCAAAGTAATGCATAAGGAGACGAAATAATGACAGACCAGATCGCCTCGATTACTTTGCGGGCCGATGTTTCTGACCTGAAAACTGCCAGCAATGAGCTGGATAAACTCGGTGAAGCCGCGGCTGGTGCCGTTGGCAAAGCTGATGACCTTAACAGCGTATTCCGCGCTGGTGCTGAGTCTGCAAAGCAAGGTAGCGAAGGCATCAAGGAGCAGCAGGCTGCGCTGAAAGGCCTGCTCGAGAATATCGATCCGGTAAACAAAGCGCTGAACCGACTGGACGAACAACAGGCCGCGTTGCGTAACTTCCAGACCAAAGGCTTTCTGGATACCGATGATTTTCAGCACTACAACAAAATTCTGGACGATACCCGGCTTAAGCTCACGGATACTGGCGAAGCAGCTGCGCGTGCCCAGGCAGAACTCGCGGCCACTCAGGCCGCAGAGAAGCAATCAGCCGCGCTGAAGAACCTGCTGGGTTCAATCGACCCGACGATCCGCGCATTCAACTCGCTGGACGAGCAGCATGCGCAGCTGGTGGCACACTTCGAAGCGGGGCGCATTAACGGCACCCAGTTCGAGCATTTCAATACCATCCTCAACCAGACGCGTGAACGGCTCTCTGGGGTGGCTGACGTGCTGCCTGATGCGCTATCCCGACAGGAGGCTGCTGCACGCCGCGCTGGAATTTCTGTGGGGCAGTACAGTGCTGCGCTGCGCACGCTCCCGGCGCAGTTCACCGATATCGCCACGCAGCTGGCTGGTGGGCAGTCTCCGTTCCTGATCCTGCTTCAGCAGGGTGGGCAGATTAAGGATTCCTTCGGGGGCCTCGGTCCAATGCTCCAGGCTCTGAGGGATGCATTATTTGGCTTTAACGAAGAAAGCAGAGAGACCGCTGAATCGGCAACAAACATCAGTGATGCTGCTGAAGGTCTTAATAACACGAGTGAGGCAGCGGAGAAACTGGGGCGGGCGGGTGGCCTGCTAAATACCTTTAACCTTGCTATTGCGGGTTCTGTAGCCGTTCTGGCTGTTCTGGCAGGAGCTGCATATAGCTCATCCCAGCAGTTCGACAATGTTGCCAGATCGCTCATTTTGATGGGAGGGGCTGGCTTCTCATCAATGCAGCAATTGAATGACGCGGCAAAAGATGTTGCAGAAAATGCTGGCGCGTCCCTGGCTGATTCTGTTGATACCCTGGTACAACTTAATGACACCGGGAAGTATACCGCCGACCAGATGACTAAAATCGCCAAATCCATTATGGCTATGGGCGATGCTGGCCTCGATACGAAGGCTGCGCTGACGGACTTTTCACGGCTGGCAAGCGATCCTATTAAGGCGCTGGCAAGCCTTAATCAGCAATATGGCTTTGTTGATGAAGCTATGATGAAGCACATCATCACCCTTGAAAAAACTAAGGGCAAAACAGCAGCTGCAAACGAAGCGATAACGTTGTTTGCCAGCACTATGGAGGACCGTAGCAATAAAATTGTTGAGGCCACCGATAATATCGGGCAAGCCTGGAACGGACTAAAAGCCTCCTCTTCCGACATTTTCGGCCAAATCGGGATTACAGTTCGGGCTTGGGGCAATCAAATCATTGATATCTTCAAATTGCTGAAAGCATCCATCAATGATTTGTTTCTGAATCTCACCTCGCTTGACGCTAAATTCACCGGAACAGTTGCCGGATGGGCTGAAAAAATTCCTGGTGGTGGTGCGCTGGCAAATTTCCTCGGCATGGATGTCGAGGCAATGAAAAAGGCTGGGGCTGAAGCTGACAAAGAAATCGCAGCCAATAAAAAACGCTACGATGAACTCTGGAAACGGATCTCCGCACCAAACGCGCAAGCTAATTACGAGGCTGAAGCGCGAGGAATCTCGGTCAAGGGTGAAGGGGGTACAAGTCGCGAATCGAGAGATGCAGTTTCGAAGCTTACCCAGGACTCTGCCAAAAAGACCAAAGAGGCAAGAGCTACGCTGGATGCTGGCGATCGCACCCTGGAGAACTACCGCGCCCAGGCCAGAACCCTAACGGAAACGCTCGAAACCCTGCGACAGACGGGAGATATTCACGCTAAAAATACCGAGTTCAGCAAACAGCAATCCCATTTTGCCGAGCTGGACGAGGCTGCCAAGTCTCGCGCTCTGAGCGCACAGGAGAAATCTCTTCTATCGAACCGTGAGGCCATCCTCAACGCCGCCAAAGTTGTGGATGAGAAAAATAAGGAAGTTGAGGCCCAGCAGAAGATTAATGGCCTGGCGCAGCAGGCAAACAAATACGCCACTCAGATGGCTGAGAAGACAGCAGGCCTACGAAGCGGGTCCGGCTTGAGCAGCCGAATGGCTCAGCGAATGAATGAGGAGGCGCAGCTCCGACAGGGTTGGTTAAATGGTGGTGGAAAGCTTGAAGATGCTGGTTATGAAAAAGAGCTGGCAGCGCTTCGGAATTATTATGCTGAAGAGGATAAGCTGCGCGGTGATTGGAAAGCTGGGGCTGTAAGCGGCTGGAATGAGTATCTGGACGCTGCCACTAATACCTACGATGCCGTGAAAAACGTTGCCAGTTCCACGCTAACAGGTCTGAGCGACATGCTTACCGAACTTATGACAACCGGCAAAGCATCGGTTAAAGAGTTCGGCAAGTCGATGCTTAAGATGATCCTGGATGTGACGAACCGCCTCATGATTGCCTATGCAGTGCAGGCCGCAATGGGGTGGATTAGTGGTGGCTCTGGGGCTTCGGCTGGGGGCGGACAATCATTCGCTGTTCCGTCATTCACCGCGAATGCAAAAGGCGGAGTCTATGAGTCTCCGGGCCTGAGTAAGTACGTGAATGGCGTCTATGATAAACCTCAATACTTCGCGTTCCAGGGAGCCTCGAAGTTTGCCAAGGGCGGTGTCTTTGCTGAGGCCGGTGCTGAGGCGATTATGCCGCTAACGCGTGATTCCGCAGGCCGACTTGGTGTCAGGGCGCAGGGGGGAGGTGGTGCTCAGCCGCAGGTCAACATAGATATTTATGTCGATAATAAGGGCAATGCATCATCAAACACATCTGGAGACGGAGGCGCTGCAGCGCGGGCGTTAGGGAAGGAAATAGAAACTAAGGTGACGGAGATCCTTATGAGGGCAGCTCGAAGTGATGGCCTTCTTGGTAGGCAGTTCCAGTCCAAATAGGCATCGTCTTAAATTCTGAGATGGCAATATCATCCGTACCTGGTTACACCGATGCCTGCCTTGGTTATTATGCTCAAAACCATACTAATCAGGGGATGATAATGAAAAAGGTCTTCACGACTGTGGTGTTAGCAATGGCTCTTTCTGCGTGCGCTGGTAATGGTCCAGGCAATAACGTGCAAAAACAAGCCAAGTATAATGAGCTGTCAAAATGCGATCTGGACATAGAGTTTCCCTCTCAGACGCCAAAAAATAAAAGGGAATTTGCTGAGTATCTTTCAACTCAGGCACGTAACGCATCTGCGGATCAGTTCGTAATTCAAAAGCGGATAGAAATCCTTCAAATGGTTGGGTGGAATGATTCTGTTGCCGATGCAATAGCGACATGTGGTACTAACAGGAAAAACAAACGGAAAGAGAATGCGTCCAACGTGTTTGAGGCTGTAAAGGCGGGCACGACGGGCGCTGATGAGAAGCATGCACTTATTAGTGCTTATAGCGCTTGGGAGGCTTTCATTACAAGTCAGACTCCTCTAGCTAAACAGGACTTTGATTCAAAGGTTAGTTATTACAAAAACATGTGATTTATCAAATTGATATGCTAACTTAATTGGGCTATGTCGAAAACGCATGAGTTATAAACAGAATGCCAAGGGGAGTTAGATGAATAAAGACAAAGTATTTTGTTTTATATTTGGTGTGATCGTATCTCTCATTTTTGGAGTTGCTGGGAGTTACGCCGGTTATCTTAAGTTTTCTACGAAAATTGCAGTGCCTAAAACCATATGTATCTTTAATGCAAACAATTTTGCTTTGGAAGAGGCTGAACGAGTCCAAAATGAGGCTCTGGGGGTATCTCAAAAACCAGCAAGTGATGGTAAAGAGCCACTAAGACAATTTCAGCAATGCCAAGAGAAAATCGATCCCAAAATTAGTGATGTAGAGTTCGCTAAAAATATGTATAAAGAAATGCAAGTAAATCACGTTAAATGATTCGCATATTTAAATAGTTATAAGCCCGCTTCGGCGGGTTTTTTTATGGAGCAAACATGGCAGTCGAAACCTACAGCTGGCGCTCGCAGCTCGGCGCTGGCCCTGTTGAATACAGCCAGACGGTGCGTGCGGCGCAGTTTGGCGATGGCTATGAGCAGGTGGCCGAGAACGGTATCAACTCCACCGCGATCCAGGTGCCGATGAAACATACCGGAACTGAGACAGAGGTAAACGCGATCCGCGATTTCCTCCTGGCTCATACTGTGAAGGCCTTCATCATTACGCCGCCGGGCGAAGACAAGGGGATGTATCGCGTTGTCGCCGACTCTGTCCGCAAAAACCAGATCAACAGCAAATTCGCTGAGCTGACGTTCACTATTAAACGGGCCTACGGGGTATACGCATAATGGCACTTGTTGATCAGGCGGCGAAGCTGGCACCAGGTGGCAGGGTCCGCCTGGTCGAAGTGGATGCCTCAGAGTTCAGTGGCGGAATCCACCGCTTTCACTACAGCCCGTTTCCCCATACGCCTGCCGAGATTGACGCGGCGAACGGCGACGAGGCCAGGCTGGGACCCAAGCCCATTATCTGGGATGGCAACGCCTACGAGTTCTGGCCTTTCCAGATTGCCGACCTGGCGCTTTCAACGGATCAGGCCGCCGAGCCAAAGTTCAGCGTGTCTAACCTCGACGGTCATATCACCGCGCTGTGTCTCCAGTTTAAGGACATGGTGAATGCGAAGGTAAGCATCATCGATACCTACGCGGTTTACCTCGATGCGGCGAACTTCCCGGGCAGTGTTAATCCGACAGCAGATCCGACGATGTTCTCCCTGCAGACCTTCTGGCTGGATACCAAAACCTCTGAAGATGACGAGGTGGTGTCCTGGTCGCTCAGTAGCCCGGCAGACCTGCAGAACCTGGTCATACCCACCCGGCAGATCACCTCGCTCTGCGAATGGGCACTGCGCGGACAATATCGCAGCGGTGACGGCTGCACCTACAACGGAACGGCATATTTCGATGCAAAGGGTAATGCGGTAGCTGACCCGGCGTTTGATGTATGCGGGGGTTGTCTCAGTGACTGCCGCAAGCGCTTCGGCGCCGGGCTGGCAGAACCGAACACTGCCGTTCTTGATTTCGGCGGCTACCCAGCGACAGTTCTCTTCACCCGATAATCGGATATACCCATGAACAAAACCATTATGACGGCGATCCGGGCGCATGCGCTGGAGGAATCCCCACGCGAGTGCTGCGGCTTCGTCATTCAGTCAGGACGGCGCCAACGCTATATCCCGGTGCCGAACAGCCACGAAAATCCGACCGAGCATTTCAGAATCGACGGCGAACACTGGGCGAACGCCGAGGACGCCGGGACCATTGTCCGCGTCATTCACTCCCACCCGGGCGATGGCGCACGGCCTATCCCCTCTGACCTCGATCGCCAGCAGTGCAATAACTCTGGTGTGGTCTGGGGCATTTACGCGCCGGACTGCGATGAATACGCAGAGATAACACCGGACGCCATCCCGCTGATTGGCCGCCCGTTCCTTCTGGGATCACACGACTGTTGGGGTCTGGTCATGGACTGGCACGCTACACAGGGCATAGCGCTGAACGATTTCCGCGTGGATTATCCGTGGTGGGAAAGCCAGTACCCCGACAACCTCTATTTCGATAACTGGGAGTGTGAGGGGTTTGTCGAATGCGACCCTGCGCCCGGGTGCATGGTCATCATGCAGGTCGAGTCGGACAAGTGGAACCATTCGGGGATCATCACCGAAGAGGGCGAGTTGCTGCACCACCTGTACGGCCAGCCATCCTGCATCACGCCTTATGCCCGTGGATATTTTAAAGACCGGACGATGATCTGCGTTCGGCACAAAGACCTGCCGCAGGAGATTAAGCCATGGCGCGCTTAACCACGATTCGATTGTAT